GGTAGCTACCTTTGAACATAATATGGGCATCCATATGTCAGCGGTGGCTAATGATATCGGCAAGGTTGAAGAAGCCGCGCACCGAGCGGCGGCGGCAATCGGGAGCATGTTTGCGGCAGGAACTGCTCAACAGAAACCGTCCACAATGTTCGGGGGCGAGGGAATGGTATGGAATCCGCAAACGGAAATGTTCGTTCCGAGGGCACAAGCGACGCCGGACTTTAGTGTATTTCAAGGTGGCCCTGAAGCAGTTGCGGGGAATATTGCCGCACAAAACGCCGCAAGAACAACAGTAATGGAAAACCGGAACATGGCTTGGGTTGAAGGTGATTATCAGATCGCATCAATCACAATGGACGGGAAACCGACGGGCGACATTATTCAAGGCCACCTCGGGTCAGAACTGATATACAGCGCGGATGTTCGAAGTGATTAGGAGTTGAAATGGCCTGGACGTTACAATTACTGAATGACGATACAACCATCAACCTGAATGATGGTACGAATTATTCAGGTACGGGATTTATGGCACCGGTACCACCTAGACGCCTTGCGTCCGGTGGCCAGAACTTGTTCCGGCATGGTACCGACATTCAGGAGCGTGTATTTCAGAATAGGCGGGTGGCGGTAAGCATCCGGATCAACGGAACTTCCCAGGATAATCTTATCGCTAATATCAACGCCTTGAGTGCCCTGGTGGAACGTGCGTCTGATTATTCCACCTCGGGAATAGGTTCCCAGGTGAAATTGCGCCGCAAGTGGAACAACGCAACGAACCAGGTAGATTTCCACGTACTTGAAGGCATGGTAAGAATCGCGGATGAGTTCGATACAATCCACCAGGTAAACAATACCGTGATGGCAACCCTGGAACTTATATGTGAACCGTTTGCTTATGGAGCCGAGGAAACTATCGAAAACTTTGTTGCCGACCCAGGTTTCGAAGTTGCGGGCACCGCCCTGGCGGATTGGACTCAGAACCATACCGGCAACGGTACCAGTGCGCGGGATACCTCGGTCAAGAAAGACGGTAACGGATCTCTGAAGTTAGTTATGACCTCATCCGATGACGATGAGATAATCGAACGACACCAGACTCTTGCCGACGTGGACGCCGGAGAGGTTTGGAGTTTCCAATGTTGGGTACGTGTTGACGCCCTGAGCAATTGCAAGGTCGTCATGGGGTTAGATTACAATACCGGCACTGATGTCACGGTGGAGACTACCACCGTGAACGCCTCATCTTTCGTAAAACTTACGAGCAATAACAACACCGTACCAGGTTCAGTGACGTCGATGGTTCTGCGGTTGCGCCTTGAAGCAACCGATGACAGTGCAACCGGAACGGTTTACATCGACAACGTAGTAGCAGTTCAGGCATCTGCCGTGCCTTCCGCCTGGGCTAGCAGTCGTAGTATCGCCAACCATTACGACGATGCGGCCCAGGCTTCCACCAACTATATCGACATCCATGACGTTCCTGGTGACGTTCCGGCACTCTTACAGGTGAAGGTTGCCGAAGGGCAATCTCACGATGAGTTATGGATGGGGGCACGACATGCCGGCCGCCAATATGACGATGATATTATTCTGGAAGGCGAGGATGGTACAGCTTCCACGATAGCACACGGCACGGCAAGCATAGTTGAAAGCAATACAACGGCTTCTGATGCCGCTTACAGCGGCGGAAGCCTAAGGGTTTCTCAGTTGCTAAACAATAGCGGAACCCCTACGCCGGCCGCGGATACAAACTTCCTACATTCCTTCACACTGGCAAGCCCGCCGAAGGGAACCTTCAGGGTTCTGGCGGCCGTAGCCGCTAAGAATGGAGCGGGCGATTCATCGACCACCGCTATCAATGCGTCAGATTTCAAATGGGGGCTATCATATACATATGGGGCCTTCACCTTGCTAGACGATACAAGCCCCGACACGACTAGTTTCGTGGCACTTACGGCGGCGACACTTGCGGAGAATGTAACAAGTAATTTTGAGATCATAGACCTGGGAACCCTTACGATCCCGCCGGTTGCTTCGCCAGATAATCAGACCGAGGCATCGTTAGTTCTGAAGATATTCAACCACTGGATGGGGTCAAGGGTATTTCAGGAAAATCAAGAAGTGCAATGGTGGACTGATTTTGTTTTCTTCATGCCGGTGGACTTTGGGTCGGCATACGTATCAAAGACCGATGCGGCCGACGTGGTTCTTTTTGATAGCATGTCGCAGATCAAGGGGGCGTATCTTCTCAACGCCTCTGATGTAGTTCAGTCGTTTCCATCTAATCAACTCGGCAAGCCGCCCGAAGTTCACCCTGATGGAACCAGGGTGTATTTCCTGGGGCAGAATGGCAACTATACCCAGGCCGATACCTTCACGGTATCTGTCACGTATCGCCCTAGATTCCTTCACGTAATGGGGGCATGATATGCCATTGCAACCAACGCTTCAGGTGCGGCTATTCGATAACAATCTATCGAGCCCCACATTGATTGAGGATCTGACGGAGCGTGTAGAAAAACTTATGTTTTCTACTTCGCTCAATGGCGGGTTCCGGAGTTGTTCATTTCAGATAGTGGTGGACACTGGCGAAGTCTGGCAATACCTGTCACGAGAAGGAAAGCGGGGCTATCATTTCAACCGGATAACAGTTCACGACGGGCAGACCCTTATATGGGAAGGCCGGATTGTTGACATTGGGTTGAATGTACGTTCGGGGCTCAAGGTTCTGAAGATCAACGCGAGCGGGTATTGGTCATCTATGCGCGACCAGTTTTATTCTGATAACGCAGGAACCGATTGGACCAGCGGTAGCGGCCATGAAATACACGACATTATTAAAGAGATCCTGGACGATGAATGTCCTGACATAAGCACCGACCAGACCAACATTGCCACGGGTTCTCGTGACCTTGCGGGTATTGATTTGTCGAGCAAGGCATACCCGCAGGATCTCGTCAACGATTTGACTAAGCTATCAGACAGCGACGGGGGTATCTGGTTCTTCGCAATATGGGATGCCAGGGTGCCCTACCTATTCAAACGATCAGTCGCCCAGGTGGATTGGTATGTATGGCTCGATTCTATAGGTATCCTGGATCTAAGGCAGTCTGCGAGCGGGCTACGTAACGCGGTCCTGCCATTTGTTGGTACAACCGAAGGAACAACCCAAACTGATGCGACAAGCCTGGCATTGTATCCGAGGCGGGAAACTAAGTTATCCCTTCCGACCGGATCCAATGCGAACACCCAATCCGATGCCGCATCCGCGGCGGCGTCCGAGCAGTCGTTGCCCAGGCAACGTCAGTCGTTCCGCATAGATGGACGGATCTACAGTGTAGCGAATGGTTTACAGGAATTGCCATTGTGGAGAGTTCGCGCCGGTGAAGTTATCAGGATTCAGGACTTGGTTCCTAACAGTGCGGCAACGCCCGCCCTGGATGATGTTCGTACCTTCTACATTATGCAAACCGAATATGACGCAACAAGTAATCAATTGACAATACAGCCGGACCGACGGCGTTTGGGCCTGGTGGATATTGTTGGCAATGTCGCCAAGGCATCGGACGTAGTAGTCGAATAATGAGGAGGAGATTATGGTAGGCATATTGATGCGGTTGTTAGCACCTGAGAAACGAGCGTTGATTGAGTTGGTGATTCGTGTGTATGACCAGTTGGATACTCCGGAGGAACGTAAGCATCTCGGTGACTATTGTCGCGAGATGCTTGCTGACGGGCAAATAGGTATGACCGAGTGGAGCAGGTTTGGGAAGAAATTAGGGGTATTCAAGTTTGGGAAAACCTAATGCGCCGCTAGTGTGAACCCCGTCGGGGCCCACGTGTCACGCCCCGTCATCGCTCCTTTCGGACATTATAGGCCCAGGCATCTTGCGGGGTGGTAGATAAGCCTGGGTGCGGCGTATAAATAAAGGAGAAGAAAATGAACTGGATGGGAAAAATTCGTCCACAGATTCTGGTTTCGATTCTTGGATTGACCGGAATTGCTATGATTGGTTTGTATTATGGAATGGTGGAAGTGGCGACGGCTTGTGTTGGAGGGGTCACGGGATTGGGGTTCAAAATTTTAGAGGCGGATTAGTAACCAAAACGTAACCAGGAGGTGACCATGAAAAGAATAAGGTCTGGTATCAGGGCTTTGAAACGTGGATTGATCTGGACGCTGTTAGCACCTCCCAGGGCAACGCGCTGGATGTACCGCAAAACGTGGCAAGGCATACGATACATGGGCAGACAGGTCAAACGCTTCAT